AATATAAGAAAAACCCTTCTTTATCACCAACATAAACTAAATTGTATGATGGAATACGAATATTAACATTAGGTTTATATGGTGTAAGACTAACACTTTCAGTATTACCTTGTTGAACGGGTATAATAACCGTGAAATAATTAGTTTGTGATTTTGGATTATTTGTATCGTAAAAATCTAATTTAAAAAATGATTTCGTGAATGGTTTTGAATAATAATAAACTTCGGATTTAGTAAAACCTTCCGGAATATAACTACACACCCAATTACTCGCCGTTGAAGCTGATATATTTGTCGTATCACCACTATAAAAATGGAAATTGTATTTTACATCTGTTTTAGTATCACTACTATAAGAAGCGTGAGAAAATCTTAAGACTTCGAACTCTTCCGCAATACCAATAATTTCTTTAACAACATCTTCTTCATATAATTCAATACTATCTTCCTTACCATTAAAATCCCACTTGATTTCAACAGGTAAATTAATATATTTGTCGTTTTCCGGTAATGTAAAAGTAAATTTATTATTCACAATCGTCTATTGTTGGTTCAGCTATTATTGTATTCTCTTTATAATTAGTCCCTTCAGGTATTATTCTAAAATTAATATCTCTATAAGGATAATGAACACCATTTAAAAATGGATAATTAACACCAATTTTTTCAGCGTCAATAAAACCATAAGTATAAATATCCCTCCAAATAAACAAGTTTTTTGTTGTTGAAAAATACGAGTAATCAGGTATGTCTATAACATTTTTTTTATCCCCTTCCTCAATATAACTAGAATATTTTCTAATCGTCAAACTATGATGAGGTTGATAATAATAACCAAATGGATTATTTTTATCAGAAATAGTATTTAATGGTTTTACTAAACCTGTGTCAAAAACTTCAGGATTGTGAGTTAATTTATGATATAAATTAGAAATAACTCTTTCTTTTTGTTCATAGGAATTCCATTCACAGAAATCACCATCTAATGTATCTCCGACATTTAAAGTATTAACATACGTAAAATTAATTTTCTGACCATTGGAGTTAATACCTAAAGGTGTATTATAAGTTGATAACGTAAAATTAGTATTAGAATCATTATTACTATCTTTCCACCAATTTGTCGGTAATTTAGTTATTGGGTCTAAAGGTAAATTAAAACCAAATCCTTGTTTCATTTTATATAACCCTGAAGAACCTGACCTACCAAAAGTATATCCAAAAAACCCTTTCCAAACAACAGTAAAAAATAATTCAGTAATAGGTCTCTTCAAATTATCTCTAATTGGATTAATCTGAATATCTGAATTGAATGATAATGTGTAAGATTGTGACCCCTCTTTAATAGAGACTCTAGATAATTTATTAGGGGTGTAACTACCACTCTCATATTTTTTTTTAGTCCCAAATATATTCTGTTCAAATCCTGCGTTAACTAATACATTATCAGTCGTATTTGTTAATACTTTATGTCTCCTAACATAATAAATGGACGTTGTATCGGTAGGACTATCAATATTTATAATTCGTTTAAATGTACCTTCTTTTTTATTATTAAAAGTTGTTCCAGTAAAACCTACATCATATATATTAAAGATAAAACTTTCACTACCAGAAGCATCATTTCCTAATGAATATACTAAAAAAGTATCAATATTATTGTATGAAAAATTTAATTTTACCGCGTCACCATCATTTAGTCCATGTTTGACAGGACAAATAAACGATATTATATTGTTTCCGTTATTAGTTTTATTCTCAATAATAAAAGGTATACCATCTTTAGCAACCCAATCTAAAGTTTCATTAGTAATACCCTCAATACATTGTAATTTTTTATTATAAACATTCTCAAAAGGATATGTCATATAAAAATTCCAATTATATGTTGACGCACTTTTAGAAATAAAATCTATATGATTATTAGGTGGTGTAGTATATCCAGGTATATTATAATCGTTCCTAATAAAATCAAATTCATTATATTGTAAAAAACCTTCCCATCTAATATTATCAGGATTTTGGTCAACACAAGATAATGACGCTAAACTTTCTTCATTAACATATTGAAGATTATTTTCTAATGGGACATAATTTGTACTGCCAGTGTATGAATTCTTAAATAATATTGAGAATTTACAAGTAGGTCTAAAAATATCAGACTTTTGTCGTTCATTATCATATACTTGTGCTAAATCAACATCAATATTTTTATCATATTCAATATTTTGTTTTGATGTTTGAATAAGAGGGACTTGAAACATAAAATCAGTATTTGACGCTGATTTATATCTCAAAGACCCTAATATAACTCTATAATCTATTCTATTACTCATAATTAATCAACTATTGTTGTTGTGTCAACCCATTTAGTTGTAAATCTATCGTAAGCAGATTTACCTTTTTTCAAACCAAAATAAAAATAAAATGGAGCTCCAGTTGTTATTGATTTTGGTTTGTTAGGTGTGTTTTGAGACCAATTAACATAACTTTCATCAATAGAACCATTACCACTAACCGCATAAATATAACCTTTAGTATATTCACTCTTACTTATATTTGTTGGTCTAAAATACCTTGAATTACTATCTAACCTATCTAAAGATTGATAATGAAAAGAAAAGAAACTTTTACCATAAATCGGATTTGTATTCCAACTATTATCTTCATTACCAAAAATTGTTTTGTTACCCTCAATAGTCCATTGATAAAATGGAACTTCTTGACTAAAAACTGAAAAGTTATTAAAAGCACAATTATTCCCAACCGGTAATTGTGAATTTATAACAGTTCTTTTTGGTGTTATAAAATCTCTAATACGAGTATCTGAAGAAAAGAAAATACCTATAACTGAATTAGTATCTTCAAACCCACTAATGTATATTGGACTTTGCATTGGTGGTGGATTATCCGGATAATTAGATGCTTGAAAAGGTGAAACACCTAATTCAGAATTAATTGAAATTAATTGTGAATAATCCCCATCAACTTTATTTTTAGTTCTACTAAAATAAGCTAAAATATTAGACCCTACAAAAATTTGTAACATCTTATCAATAAATTTTTTATTCATCAGCCTACTTAAAATCAGAATATTTAATATTTCGGTAACATCTCCATATGTTGAACTATTTAATCTATTAGCGACATACCCATCAAATTCATCCGACATAACTAATTCTTGTAAATAATTATTTCTAGGTCCTAAATCCATAATAGTTGTAGGATTTTGTAAATTATTAAAATTATCACCATACGGACCAAGAATTTCTATAACACCACTTTCATTTCTATATTTACCTATAAACCAACCATTTTTAGCGTCATAAGGTGAACTTCTATAATAAAAATTATTAGTAGTATGTAATATTAAGGTATCTCTACAATAATCACTACTTGGTTTATTTAGACTATTATATGTTACATCATCATTAAATGAATAAGCGTATAATGTTCCATTAACCCAATTATTTGAAAATGTATGTGACCAAACATTTCTACAGGCACCAAAATTAATACTAGTTCTTGAAATCCATTCTGTTAATAAACCCCAATCTTTGAGTAATGATAAAAACACTGTTGTAACAAGAATATAACATCCATTACTAAATATTTTTTCACTATTATAAGTTCTACAACTATCACTATCACTTATTGTAACATTACCATTACCATCATTAACATAACAAGCTAATGGAACTGACCCACCACAAGAGGTTGACTCAAGTATTTTACTAGTTTTATTATCCGCAGTATTATCAGCAACACCAGCAGTCATTGATGGTAAAGTTGACCCTGTTAAAACAATACCAACAATACCGGTATCAGGTATATTATATATCTGAAAATTTCTGTTTTTCTGTAGTAAAAAACCATTACAATTAGTTTCATCCACAACTGTTGATGATGGTAATCTATCAGACCTCATAACTATTTGATTCGTAGTTGTACCTGAACCACGATTATAAGTTAAAGTATTTCCGGTAGTATTATATATTGGTGAAAAATATATGGCTCTTATTTTATTAACAGGGTTTATATAACAGCCATAACCACTACAAGAAAGTCTTGGTGGTGGTGTACCATCAATCCATTCCATAGACCCACCTTCAATAATTTCAGATGGAAAATAACCTCTATTCCTATCACTTGTTGTTGTATTACCCGTAAAATGATAATTAAAACAACCATACGCACTAACTTTAATATATGGGTCAATAGTACAAGTATTTTGAAACTTAACAGAAACACCATTAATACTATTAACACCAGTAGTATAAGAAACATTTTTTAATTTATTAGAATTATTTCCTGAGGGTTGGAAGTTTCCATTACTTCTATCTAAGGCTGAATAATAACTATGTAAATCCGATGTAAATGCACTAAACTGATTACTTGGCGTATAATAAAAAGAATTAAAATATAAAGATTGGTTAGAGTAAGTATCAATTGCCGTATTAGTAACTAAATTTGTTTTGTTATGACTGACATTTAAGAACTTACCATTAACAGGTATATTCATACGATAATTACCTTTCACAATAGAATTAACATCTCCAAAATTTTTACCAAATAGAACACTTAAATCATACTGAACATCAATTTTAGAAGAATATGGGTCAACACCTCTATTTAAAATAATTACTGATAAATTTTTATAATCATCAACTTTAGTTATTGGTGACACCATATGAACTTCTTGACAATTATCCTCACCACTATGTTGACCAGTAATTTCAATAACCCTCATATTATTATTCAGAAACCTGTTGTTTAAAGAATTGACAATATCATTAGAACAATTAGCCGAAAAACTATCATAAGTCATACCAGTAATTACTTGGAAATATTCCATATCAATAGGGAATTTATGATACACGCTATCACCAGTTTGAACAATATTATTATATGTAACACCACTATTACCTGAACCATCTGTTTTTGCGAAATTAACCGTAATCGTCGTAGTTGTAGCTGAAGTTCCAGTAATTGCATTATTACCATATTGATTAGCTATAGCATTTGTAGTGTTTAAATCTTTAGATAAATTTGGATTTTGGAAACTAATTAATTGACCTGGTATATAATTACTTAAACTATTAATATCACCAATAATAACAATAGTATTATCAAGGTGAGATTTTCCCGGATTAGAATTAATTCCGAAAGTTGTTCTAATTCTATTAACACCACCACCAGGGTTATTTGGACTATTGTCGAAATATTTCGCTTTAGTGTTAAACAAATTAATTCTTTCGGCTAAAGTTAAACTTGAAGTGAAAAAATAATCAGTATAGTTTTTATCATTACCACTACTATCAGTGATTGAATATTTTGCTGTAACTAAACTTGAGGTTCCAATACTAACATCTGCTCTATCAACATATTGTTTACCCGCAAAAATTTGCATAAAAGCAACTGTTTTATACGATTCGTCATCAAAAAATGGATAGTCATATATTGGTGTACCTAGTTGTGAAATTTGAATATTTGACATTAAAACATTCATAGGTGTTAAATCTGAAGTAATTGTACTACATGGAATTCTTCTGTTTTTATTAGCTAAAACTTTACTATTTCCAGGGGCATTACCTGGTGTTGCACCTGTTGCATCACAATCACACATATCACAATCAGGATAAGTTAATAAAGGTAAATTAATACCATTTAAATCTATTTTTTTTAACTCATCTCTAACAAAAACTAACATAACACCTAAAGTAAGATAAGCAACTCCCGCAGCAATATTTGTTGCTGTTAAACCAAAAGCTGGCGCGGAAACACTAGCCGCGGTAAACGCATTGTAAGCAGCAAAAGCAGCCCATCCAACAAGGCCATAAACTAAATAAGATTTAAGTAACTCTAAAATAAAGAATAATATGTGCATTACTAATACAAGAACATACAAAATAGGTCTGAAAACCATCATTAATAATGAAAATAATATAAATATAATATCTAACCTCAGATTAGAATCATTTGTTGGGAATTTATAATTTTCACTCTGACAACTATTGTCTAAAATATTTTTAACACCAATAAATCTATCATTACTATAGCCTTTTCTATACTTATCAAGTAATTGGGACACAGTATAGACTTTATTATATTTCATATCATAGAAAGTATCTTTACAATCTATAGCATCTTGAATCATTTGCCTACCAATAACAGCGTTACTATTCAAAGAAGAACCTGTATAACCATAATCCGACCAATCTAAACTAAATGAATATGATTTCATAGCTAACTGATAACTACTATACTCTGTTGAAATATCTTTAATAAAAAACGGGTCGTCTTTACTAGTACCCGACCATCCATATTCTCTAATATTAGGAACTAAAAAATAACCTCTTTTTACACTTTCAGACAATGAAGGAGATTGATTCCATTTAACTTTAAATCGGTATTTACCTCTAGTCGGAATACCTCTTTTAGGGTCGTCAGAAATAACTTGTTCACCAAATTCGTTAGTTACAACATAATCCAAATTCATTGGGACATCAACCATCCAAGTTCCATTCTCATCAATAACTTGACCACCCTCATCTAAATCAACAGTTTCCAAAATTGGTCTACCATAAGAATCTTGATATATGGTTTGTCTAATTGCTAAAATTTCACCTGGACCAGTAATCATATCACATAAATAACCCCCATTACTTCTAACAGTACAACCAGCCTTTATAGAATCATTATCATTTGTTGAAATGATTGACCCCATAAATATAGCTGTAGGTCTAATATCAATATTAGCTTCTCCAGATAAATCAAAATCAGTTCTTGTTATACCTAAATTACATAATCCTGGTTCACCCCATAACGGACTAACATCAATTGTTTTGTTAATTGTAATTAATTGTGGTAATTCTCGTAAATTAGTAGACGCTTTAAATTTTGTTCCAGCAACTTGATTAGATGTCGCAGCGCCCATTCGTATTAAATCTTGAGGTGATAATGAAAATTCCCCAATATCTGATAAATCAACATCCATAACAATAGTTTGACTTCCCGTTGGGATACCAAATATCATATAATCTCCACTTGAATTAGTTACGGTGGTATATTTGTAGTATTTATCATAAACCTCAATTAAAGTTGGGTCTATTAAGACATCAAGTCTATCAAAAAATGTACCCGTAGGTACATGTCCACTATGTGAAGGTTTGTAAGGTAGTAAATTATATCTATACCCATCATCATTTAATTCTGTTAATGTTTTGTATGGATATAGTTCAGAGATTACAGGGTCAGCTTCATCAGTCGTGTCTAAAGGAATAAAAACAGATACTTTAGCATTTGGTAAACCAAAACCATTATTAACACTAACACGACCTACAACAACCCCATAATCAGAACATTGTCTTGTATATATTTGACTTTGCAGTAATTTTAAAGATAAAATCTCTAAATATTCAAACTCTTGGTCAATTAAAATATTTATTGATTCATCAACACCAGGTTTGGTTCTTATTCTATATGAATTTGACATTCTATTACTTTTTTTTAATAAATAGTTAATATGTTATTTTATAAAAATAAGCAAGAATATTAAAAAATAAATTACTATGTGAAATTAGTGGTTTTTAGATTTTTAACTCTAACATTAATATCTTTATTAGGGTATCTAATTTGATAAGTTTGTTTTGGTTCAGCAAAAATAGTATCGTCAATTAATTCAATTTGTTTAGTTTCTGAATCCAAGTATCTTTGAGATGTTTGAGATGATGAATATTGACCCCCAATTTTATTAAAAAACTGAATATCTGAAATAGCAATTACCCCATTTTCACTTTGAATTAGTCGTCTAATTTCGGAAACAAATACATTCTCACCCATACCTCTATTGGATGGATTAAAATAGTCTGAAATAATATTAATAATTTTAGAGATAACAATACCTTGGTTTTGACTATTATCTAATACCACATCAATATTAACCCCTAAATCAATCACATTAGCAGTTTCAATAGATATGTAATCATTAATCATACGATAATTAGATAGGTAATTTGCAAGATTGTTTTTCAATGTGTTTGAAACAATTTCTGTAAGAGTACCATTCTCATCATAAGAAAGCATTTGTATTTTAATCTTATTATTTTCTTCGGTAATGGCAACTTTAGCTGGAGCACCAAATTGTGAAGGCATTGTTCTAATAATAGAATCGTAATCATTAACAGTTACAGCTCTATTTTGAGCTGAAAAGTTATAAGACACTAAATTTCTAACTTCTTCGGTTGTTGGGTAGTTAGCACCACCTATCGCCGCGGTAACATTATTACATCTCAAGGAGTTAACAACACTAGTATTAATTGAGTCTGAAGGTCCATTAACAAAAAAGTCAATATTACCTAATTGAGTTATGACATTTATACCTAAATTACTTCCAGTTCCACCACCGACTCTATATTGAATAAATAAAGTTGAATTAGCTTTTAATGAACTACCTAAAGCAAGGTTATTTGAATACTTATATAAATCTAATTTAAATCCATCTCTAGCAAACTCCCTTAATTGTTCATCGGCGGATTGGTTACCACCACCAAAAGTCATTTTAAAGAAACCTTCCGGAGTGAATTCAGTTATAAATTTATCAGATGTTGACACATACTTACCTACTTTAATACCTGGACTATCTGAAACTTTTGTAGGGTCTTCAACAAATACTCTATCCTCAATTAAAGCTTTAACTTCATACCATCTATTATCTAAACCTAAAAATTCCTGCATTGACGGAACATTACTATATTGAGTTCCATCTTTTAAAATAACACTTGTAACTCCTAAAACATTTTTGTCTGGTAAAAATAACTCAAAAAATGGTTTAATATCATTAGCTGTGATAGTTCTTTTAAATACTTTTGTAACACCATTAACAACAGTTTCTCGTTTAACAATAGTGTAATTTAATAATGTATTATTAGAATCAAAATTAGGTATTTTTAATCTATTTGGATATCCTTCAGCGTTTATTGGTGACGCGAAATCAATATCATAGACAGTTTCAAATACTTGTCCAGCACCACTGGCTTGAGACCCTCTTCTTAAAATACCACAATATCTTAAGTCTTCTTTATCACCATAAGCCGGAACTGTAATTGAAAAGTCAACTAAAGCAACCGATGGTCTTTGTCCCGGTATTTTTAATCCATAAGTTTTGGCGATATTATATATTGATGATTTTTGTTGAGCGTATTGCAAAACCGTTTCCTGAATACTTCTATCAATATTGAAATGTAAGTTATCCGCAACGGCAGCGTTCAAATCTAATAATACTGAAAATACTGAAGCATCATTAAAACTATCAATTAATTCAGGATAATAACTTCTTGTGAAATTTATTAATTCAGTTCTAAGAGATTGAAAATCTCTTGTTGTATAGGATATTTTTTTATTAGCCATATTTCTTATATATTAATTATTACAAAATCACCACCTCTAAATACATCGTCAGTAACTTTATAATCTATTTTAACTTTAGCGGTATGTTCTTTAGCTGCCATACCAGGTACTCTAAATATTCTTTCGTTATTATCACCAATATAAGAACCTTTATCTTCATCACCTTCCGATGCCGGATTAATACTTATATTAGTTATAGTTAAACCCGGTAAATATTCATTAACCGAATCTCGTATTTCAGCATCAATATCTGAAAATGTTGGACCATCTAATGGTTCAAAAATAAATTCGTATAATCTAGTTCCAAAATCAGGTAAATAATATCTCGTACCTTTTCTTGTTAGTAAAAGGTGTATTAATTCCGACCTAATTTCTTCGTCACTATAACTTGTTAAACTCAAGTATTTACCATCAAAAGAATCCCTAAAAGGAAATGTTAAACCATATGTATATCCGTCTGCCATAATTATAAATATCGTATAAAGAAAAAATCACGAACATTGTCGTGATTTTTTTCTATTTCTTTATGAAGAACAACCAAAACACTCAAATTCAGATTCTTGTGGTTTGTTATTTATAGTAACATTAGGTTTCTCAATAGGATTACTCATTTTAGACATATCAATCGCTAAATGTTTAGCACCCGTTGATATGGCTTGAGTTCTCACATAATAACATAATGTTTTTAATCCTTTATCCCAAGAGTGAAAATGTGACGAAGATATTTTTGATAAGGTTGGATTTGCCATATAAATGTTCATTGATTGTGATTGGTCAATGAACGGAGCTCTTTCAGCCGCCATATCAATTAATTCTCTTTGTGATATCTCCCAAATTGTTTTATACTTCGCAATTAAATGTTCAGTTCTTTTAAGTTTTTTAAGATAATTTTTATCTTCAGAATCTAAATATTTGTTGAAATTAATGTGTTGGATAGAACCTCCATCAACAATAATATCATTTTTCAATTCTTCAGACCAAATACCTAATTTCTCAAAATCATTAATCAAATACTTGTTAACAATTAAAATCTCACCTCCAACAACACGTCTGTTAAATAACGCAGAATGTGCCGGTTCAGTCATTTCAAATGAACCTGTTATTTTAGCTGACGACGCAACAGGCATTTGTGCTGTAAATAAAGAATTACAAATTCCAAATTCTTTAACACTTTCTTTTAATGAACTCCAATCCCACATCAAATCAGATTGGTCAACACCCCACATATCAAATTGGAATACTCCATTAGACATTGGTGACCCTTCAAAGAAGTTATATGGTTCATATTTACCATTTTTACATAAGTCATTACTTTCCGTAATCGCAGCAAAATAAATTGTCTCAAAAATCTGTTTATTCAATACTCTCGCTTCTTCAGATGTGAAAATATAATCTAAAATATAAAAAACATCCGCTAATCCTTGAGTACCAATAGCAATAGCTCTTTGTTCTAAACCACCTTTTTCCCCTTTAGAAGTTGAATAACTATTAATGTTAATAACTTTGTTTAAAGTTCTGGTAACCTTTCTAACTTCAGTATATAGTAAGTTAAAGTCAAATTTTCCGTCAATAATGAAATTTTTCAAGACCATTGATGATAAAGTACAGATTGCTGTAGTTTTTTCATCGGTATATTGGTAAATCTCATTACACAAATTTGATTGTTTAATTACCCCAATGTTTTGATGGTTGGTTTTTCTATTAGCACTATCTTTTGAACATAAATACGGAACACCAGTTTCAACTTGAGATTCAATAATCTTATTCCAAATTTCAGTCGCTTTCGTTTTCTTACCAATACCTAATTCAACCGCTTTACGATAATTAGTTTCGTATTCATCACCATAACACTCTTGTAGAGCTTTAACACCAGCTTTCTTAATATCATTAGGACAAAACAAATACCAATCCTCGTTATTTTTAACGGCTCTCATAAAGTTATCTGGAATCCATAAAGCGGTGAATAAATCTCTAGCTCTTAACTCATCTTTCCCAGTGTTTTTCTTAATATCTAACAAATCATAGATATCTTTGTGCCAAGGTTCTAAATAAATCGCAGCACTACCAGGTCTTCTACCTTGTTGATTAAAAAATCTTAAAGACTCATTAACAATTTTCAGATATTTTAATAAACCTCCAGCAAAACCACCAGATGTTGTAATACGACTTTCTTTACTTCTTTGGTTTGACATACATAACCCAATACCCGCAGCATCAGATGAATATGTTGAAATATCATTCAATGTATTCAATAACCCTTTTCTTGAATCAGCGTCATTATAATGTAACACACAAGATGCTAATTGGGGAATTAAAGTCCCAGAATTAATCATAATAGGTGTTGCTTTTGAGATTCTTTGTTCAGACAATGATTGATAATACTCTGTAGCTTCTTCAAAAGAATCTGTAACCCAAAGAGCTATCCTCATATACATATGTTGAGGTCTTTCAATAGCTTGTCCATTTGGTAACTTTAACAAATACATTTCTTGTAATGCTTTCCAAGCAAAATAATCAAAATTATAATCGTTATTGTGGTTTAATAATTTTTCAATATTTTCAGAACCATAATTTTCAATAGTCTCAATTAATTTGTCGTGAATAACACCTTCACTATGTAGTGTTGTCATAGTATTACCAAAACTATCATAACTGTCTTTATGGTAAGATGATATCGCAACTGATGACGCTAACCTTGAATAATCGTGATGACTTCCAGTATATGACGCAGCAATCTCGTATATTAACTTATCCAACTCTTTAGTCGTAATGTTACCTTCAGTAGGAACTGAAGTAATTACTTTGATGAATATTTCATCAGAATTAACATTCAGTCCTTTTGAGGCTTTCTTAATACGACCGTAAATTTTTTGGGGATTAAAGGCAACTTCATCCCCACTTCTTTTCTTTATCTTTAATGACATAGTAATTTATATATTTTTTTATTAAAAATCGTCAGTAAATGATAGCGTTTCATTCAATTTCGCTTTTTGATATTCAAGTGTTCTACCTTCAAAAAAGTTTCCTTTAGTTTCAATAGCTATCTGTTCCATAAATTTGAATGGTTGTTCAACATTGAATTGTTTTTTACATCCGAATTTCACTAAAAGTCCGTCAGTAACAAATTCTAAATATTGTTTCATCAAGTTATGGTTCATACCTATTAAAGATACGGGCAAAGATTCAGTAATAAACTCTTTTTCAATATCTAACGCTGATAATAAAATTTCTTTAATTCTTTTTTCAGTCGGTTTGTTCTCAATGTGGTTATTCAACAAATGAATTGCAAAGTCACAATGTAAGTTTTCATCCTTAAAAATAAGACTATTTGCAGAACATAATCCAGGCATAATACCTCTTGATTTCATCCAAAATATTGCACAAAACGAACCTGAAAAGAATATACCTTCTACAGCAGCAAAAGCTATTAACCTTTCTTCAAAGGTAGTGTCTTTAATCCAATCTAACGCCCATGCAGCTTTCTTTTGAACAGCAGGTAATCTATCAATCGCGTGGAAACACTCATCCTTTTCCTCCGAGTTAGATATATAAGTATCTATCAATAAAGAATACGTTAAAGAATGTATATTTTCCATCATTATTTGAAACCCATAAAAAAATTTTGCTTCCGGATATTGGACTTCTTTTAAAAAGTTTTCTGCCAAGTTTTCATTAACAATACCATCTGACGCAGCAAAGAATGATAAAACATTTTTAATGAAATATTTTTCATTATCTGTTAAATTTTCCCAATCTCTAATATCATCAGTTAAATCAATTTCTTCCGCAGTCCAAAAAGCAGCTTGGTGTTGTGTATAATATTCCCAAATATCTTTATGTTGAATAGGAAATATAACAAATCGGTCTTTATTCTCTTGTAATATTTTTTCCATTTTACTTATATTTTAGTTTTTAGTGTTTAATTTTCGTTTTTCAACCAAGTCTTTAATTCTTTGTCTATTTCTTTCTTCAGTTTGTTCTTCTAAACCTAAAAATGTTACAGAACTTTCGGTATCAATTTCTAATGTTCCATTATCAAATTTACAATTCTCAAATACAACACCATCATCACCAATACGAGACTTTGTTATCGCCATTGTAGCTAGTTTCATCTCTTTTTGTTGTAATGATTTAGCAACAGAAATAATAACGTGACCCACTTGAGCTTTCTTAATTGACCCACCCATTTGGTCTGTGGTTACAACATCAGATGAAATACTTGACCTATTTCCTTGTGTCGCAGTCCAACCAACTAAATCTAATTCGTGACACATTGATTCAAAACCTCTCATTACTGACCCTTCAGACTTCCACTCATCACCTAAATTTCTGTCCGGAACAACACAATCAATATAATCCAATAAAACCATATCAATTTTAACACCATCAGCAATAATCTTTCTAATCTGATTCTTTATTTGTAACATAGTTACCGTATCAGACGGAAGTTTTTTAAGAATTAACTTATTAGTCATAGTACTTTCAACTTCCCTAACTTTAGCCATCGCTTCTTCTTTTCTTTCAGTCAAATCATCAGGATGGATTTTAGTCCATAATGTTATGTGTTTTCTTTGAATAATTTTAGGATTGTCCTCAAAAAATATTTGAATAACATTATAACCCAAATTGAATGAATGATTAGCGATTTTAGTCAACAATGTTGATTTACCCACACCAGTTGGCGCCAAGATAACCCCAATTTCACCTTTGGCTAAACCCCCTTTTAAGAGTCTATCTATACCAGGAATACCCATTGGTATTGGATGTCTATAATCTTCGTTTAAAACATCATCTAAATTGTAAAAAACATCAGACATACCATCTTCTCTTTCCCCAACCTGTAACGCTGTTCTAACTAATTGTTCAACGGTATCGTAATTCTCAAATTCACCACCATCAATAATTTTTTGAGCCTTACTCATAACCTTTTGAAGTTCTTGTTGTTTACAAAACTTCATCGCTTTTTCTTGTACAAATTCTCCGCCTTCAACAGAGCACTCTTTAATTTTAGTGATTGTATCAATCACAATTTTAGCGGCCATTTCTTGTTGTAGTTCAGATTTAGTAATCTGTTCTAAAGTGTCAAAAGTAGGCATGTGTTCATATTTGACGTAGTACTCC